CCTCTTGAAATTTGGTTGATGAAGAACGGACAAGTCGCAATCGGTCAAGTATCTCTTATCCGTGGCGATAAACCGCCTAAAAAATTTAGCGACAACACATCTACACAGGATGTTGTCACACAGACTCAAGTATCACAGTTGCACGACTCCTACGCTATCCAAACCCTTACAGGCCCTGGAGCGATTTCTTCACAAATCAATCTGAATAGCAATAACATTCTGATTGAAGCTGCTAAAATCCGACTAAAAGGTAGAACGCTTCTAGATGAAATCACAGCCATAGACGGGTATTTCAAGCGCTTGTTTGTGGGCGATGCACGAATTGGAACATTGAATACTGACATCATTCGCTCGAATTCGATTGCAGCAGATAAGTTAATATTCGATACAGCTCTAGCGAAAAAGCTTGTCGCTAGCGATGTATTCACGGACACTTTAGCAGCTAAAACAGCCTTCATCAACAAGCTACGGTCAGTAGTGGTTACTGCGACCTTGCTTGAAGGGTACAAGGGTAAAATCGGAGGATTCCAATTCGGTACACACGATAAAGACCCAACGACCTTCTGGATTACTGGTTCTAATAGCTTTAGAGTTGGTATGAGTGATGGTGGTTGGCGAGTAAAACAAACGTGTTTGTGGGTCAATTGGGGTAATAACTGGGATAAGCCAGGGAATTATGCCTGGTTCGTAAATAGCGATGGCGAGATGCACTGTTACAACAAAGCGCAATTCTGGAATGTCCCTCGCGTTCACGGAAATCTTGAAGTCACTGGTAATATTTTTTATTTCATCGATAGAGAGAAGAATAAAGTCGGATATTATCTACACTCTGAAACGTTTACGAGAATCCAAGAAAATGCTGGATATGCCTACTTGTACAGACAGTCAGGAGGTTACGCTTGGGTTTCTTTGAACAAGGATATTTCTGACCGTAGATACAAGACCAACATCCAAAACAGTCAAGTGTCTGGACTAGATGTTATCGAAAAGCTCAAAACATACTCTTATCGTAAGGAATATGATGACAAGATTGAAGATATCGCTTGTGGTATCATGGCTCAAGATGTCCAGAAATATGCCCCTGAAGCATTTTTCGAAAATCCAGACGGTGCTTACTCATATAACACATTCGCACTTTTGCCTTACTTAATCAAGGCAATTCAAGAATTGAACGAAAAAGTAGAAAGGTTGGAAACAACATGAACGAACAAGACAAACAGATTAGTAGTCTTACGATTAAATCATTGAGTGAAAGAGTCAGCAACGAAGCTACTCAATCAGCTACGCTAGAAGCTCTATACACAGTTACAGCAATGGAACTAGAGCAGATGAAACGAATCATCGAATCAGATGAAGAACTTAAAGCAAAATTTGAAGAAGTGAAAGGACAAACAAAATGACAGTAAATAACTACACACTCGCAACTAAACCTTATACTCGTGGTTTCGGAGACAAAACTACAACCGTTGTTGAAATTCGACTGCAGGAAGGCAACCGCTACAGCACCAACCAACGTGAACTCGTTGGAGACCGCACTCAAGACAATGAAGAAACACTTATTCAAGCGGTTTTGAATATCATTAAGGCTGAATTAGATCCAGGAAGTGCAATCGTCCAAGCTCAATCTAAAATCGAGCAAGCTGAACAGAAGCTTACCCAAACTGAAAACAAACAGAACCAGCTGCTTGAAATCACTGAAAAAATCAATAAGGTAGTTCGTGTTATGGCTCAAGATTCTATCATGGGTGAAAAAATCGCTTATGGTACGACTTACAAAGAGCTCGTTGAACTCTTTCCACTTGTAAAAACTGGTGAGAGCTACGCTCCTGGTTCAATGTTTGCAATCGAAGATCCTGAACATGTTGAACTTAACGGTGAAGGAAAACGCATCTTAATTCAGACCAACCAACAATATATCTACCAAGGCGAAACAATTCAACAACTAGAAGGTTCACCATCTCAAAATGGAATTCTTGCAGTTTGGAAATGGCAAGCGCCTAAATCTGAACTAGAAACACAACCTGTTCAATAAGAGGTGACGTATGCGAGATTTACCAATTCATGAGCTTATTGAACATCTAAAGAACCTTTCGTCTAGTCCATACATCCACATCTTTTTCTGGCTAATGATCCTGGATATCGTTACAGGATATGTCAAGGCATTTAAGACTAAACGATTTGATAGTAAGATTGGTACCATGGGTTTAATTCGTCATTTCGTAGTATTCACAGTCATCTTACTTGTTGCGATGTATGCTCGTTCGTTGGGTGTTCGTCCGTTGGGAATTACCTGGACAATGTTCTTTATTGCTAACTATCTAGGCTCTGTGCTTGAGAATTGGGAAGCAATTGGTTGGGCATTCCCAGAATTCTTGAAACCTTATATCAACCAAATCAAGAAAGATAACGCTAGAAAACTTGGTCAATTACTAGTTAATGTTGACCAGAAAGACAAAGTAGAAATTGAAATAAAGGAGAAAAACAATGAATAAAATCAACTGGAAATTACGTTTGCAAAACAAGGTTACGCTTATTGCTCTTTTGGGAGCCATCTTTTTAATGGCTCAACAATTCGGTTTTGAAGTGCCACAGAATATTCAAGCAGGTGTAAATACATTTGTTTCTATCCTCGTATTGCTCGGAGTTGTTAATGATCCAACGACTGCTGGATTGACTGACAGTGAACGAGCGCTTGAATATTATGAGCCAAACAAAGACTAATCAATTCGAGAACCCTTTTGGGTTCTCTTTCTTTTTGAAGAAAGGAGGTAGCGATTGGAGAAGGTTATTGAAAAGAAATTAACCATTTCACCAAACAATCGTGATGTAGATAGGCTTTATCAAGAGTTTTACAGCAAAGACAAAGGCATTGCTGAATTCAAATTCACGCTTGATAGTTTGACCGCTACTAAGGTTATCTGCTTATTCTACTTCAAGGGAACCAAGCGGTACCAGGAAGTAGACGCAGCAATCGAAGATAATTCGTTTACGGTTCAATTTGATACATCGCTGATCACTACGGATGAATCCGTTATTGGTTACATCTACTTCGAGAAGGTAGAGCAGTCAGCAGATGTATATAGCTTTATGTTTAATGTTCACGTAAGCGAAATTGATAAGGCAGTTAAAACACCACTCATCGAACGTGAATCAGGGCGAATTGTTAATGTCAATGACATTGTGACCAAGCAAGAATTAGACGAACTCTTTGCAAAAATCAAAGAGCAAGGCGGAACTTATGATGACAGCAATATTCGTAGTGAAATAAGCCATATTTCAGCCGATATTGAAGCGTTGAAGACCAAGCCTGACAATGACACTATCTATAATGACAAGCCACTTGTAGAGCGTGTAGTGGCTTTAGAGAATAAGCCTAATATTGACACAAGTCAGTTTGCAACCAAGGAAGAACTGCAAACAATCTCTTTGACTCCTGGACCAAAAGGAGATAAAGGAGAGCCTGGACCAAAGGGGGCAGATGGTGAACGTGGTCCACAAGGGGCAACAGGTGAAACTGGACCAAGAGGGGCAGACGGTTTACAAGGTCCTCAAGGATTGCAAGGTGTTCAAGGAGAGCGTGGTCTAGACGGACAACCTGGACCTCGTGGAGAACGTGGGGAACAAGGCCCTTCTGGCTTACCTGGACCAGTTGGACCTCAAGGTCCTATTGGTTTAACTGGTCCAAAAGGCGAAAACGGTCGTGATGGTGTTGGTATCCCTCAAAGAATCAGCATCAATGGAAATATCGTGTCACTTTCAGACGGCGGTGGAAGTATTATCTTACCAACTAATGCAAATGCAAATGGACAAGTGAACCAATACGAAATTCACGGAACTGGCTTTCCGAATGGTAAGGTCAGCGCACCAGTTGGTACGACATACGTCGATACGGCGGTTACTAATGGCGCTCTTAAATGGATAAAACGAAGTAGAACTGACAATCAAGGGTGGGAAGTTCTAACAGGCGACACAGGCTGGCGTACTCTCTCTATTGTGTCTAAACTAGGCAGCTCATACTTAAAAGTACGACGTAAAAACGACACGGTTATGTATCAATTCGGAGGTCTACAATGGGGCTGGTTCGGTATTGTCAGACGAGGTGGTGCTGGGTATCAAGTCCAGCCGTCTGACCGAGAAAGAAACTGCTTTATTCTAGGTTTGGGTGGAGTTCCTGTTGGTTTCCGTTCAGAGTTTAGCTTGATTGGTGGGATTTACAACGACAAGGGCACTCCATACGGAACATGGTACTTGGGAGGTGCTGGAGATAGCAATATGCTGAGATTTCAGTTTACTGATCCAGTCCCTACCGATAGGGACATCGGAGATATTCGTGTAAGTTCTATTTCTTACCTAACAAGCGAGCCATGGCCTACAACACTACCTTAAAATGAAAGGAAAAATATAAATGACAATTAATATTGAAAATGCTATTGCATGGATGCGAGCAAGACAAGGACAAGTGTCTTATAGTATGGAAGACCGCGACGGTCCAGATTCTTACGATTGCTCAAGTTCAGTCTATTATGCGTTAAGAAGCGCTGGAGCTTCATCTGCTGGGTGGGCGGTCAATACAGAATACGAGCACGATTGGCTTGTAAAGAATGGTTATGAACTAATCACAGAAAACAGTCCGTGGGATGCTCAACGTGGCGATATCTTCATCTGGGGGAAACGTGGAGCAAGTGCTGGAGCGTTCGGACATACTGGAATGTTTATTGATGAAAACAATATCATTCATTGCAATTATGCGTATAATGGTATTTCGGTCAACGATCATGACGAGCGCTGGTACTACGCAGGACAACCATACTACTATATCTATCGTTTAACAAATCCGAATGCACAACCGGAAGAAGTGAAAAAGGGGTGGCAAAAAAACGATAAAGGCTACTGGTACGTTCGCCCTAACGGAACATATCCAACAGCGAAATTTGAATACATCGAAGAAAATAAATCATGGTTCTATTTCGATGAATCCGGATATATGTATTCTGAAAAATGGCTTAAGCATACAGACGGGAAGTGGTATTGGTTCGACAAGGACGGATACATGGCTACATCGTGGCAAAAAATCGGTGGTGCATGGTATTACTTCAACCGTGATGGATCAATGCAGACTGGCTGGGTTAAATACTACGATAAGTGGTATTATCTCGATACAACAAATGGAGATAT